GCAGTAAAGAATGGAACTCCATCTCTAGGCTCAGGTGCAGTATACCCTATTCCCTTGGACGAGATAGTTTTAACCCAGAAGGATGTAGAAAAGCTAAGGCCCTTCCCGGCTCACTGGAAGTACTTGTACGGAATGGACGTTGGCTGGAATCGTACAGCAGTAATGTTTGTAGTGCAAGATACGGACAACGATATCATGTACGTGTACGATGAGTACTCACAAGGTAAGATGGAGCCCGAGATACACGCTGCTCGTATCTTACAAAAAGGCTCTTGGATGATAGGAGCTATTGACCCAGCTTCTAGAGGTAGATCTCAAGTAGATGGAATGCAGCTAATCAAGATTTACCGTCAGCTAGGGCTGCGTGTTAGGGAAGCTAACAATGAAGTTGAGGCTGGGATCTTTAAAATCTGGTCTAGGCTATCAGCAGGAAAGCTCAAGTTTTTTCCAAACACCCTTCAACTACAGAATGAATATCTACTCTATCGTAGAGATGATACTGGAAAGATTGTCAAAGAGCACGATCACTGTCTTGATGCTTTGCGCTATGCTATCAATACTTTTCATCTAGCTACCCCGAAGCCTGAAAGTATAGATAGACCCTTAATAAATAAGCAAGCTATACCACACTATAACGTATAACTATGATTAATGAATCTTCTTTAGGTGTAACTCCAGGACCGTATCAGCAAGTGATGCCAGTTACAGAGGCAGGGGGTAGCCATCTTATTAATCCAACAGATAATACTCCTGATAGTGCTACGCAGGTACAGATTCAAAGTGACGTGCCGCTGTCTCAAGAAGATCAAGATAAGCTAGTTAATCTAGCACTTGAGTTAGTACAGCGCAAGAAGGATGCTGAATTTACTCTGGCTAGAAGCGTAGAGGGAAAGCTAAGCAAGCGGATGGGAACCCGCAAGAATAAAGAGAACCAGTGGTTAGAGTCCATGAGGCTTTATCTAGGTTCTCTTTCTAGTTATAACATAGTAACTGGAGAATACCCTTTTGGGACTAAGGATGATTATAGTACTGCCGGGCAGAATATTCACCGCCCAGAGTTTAATATCATTCGCCAGAAGTGCAACATTGCTATAGCACAGTGCGTATCCCATCAGTTTGCTGCTGGTGATAAGAACTGGAATCTCCGTATTCCACAAGTGATTGATATAGATCAGGATGATGTACAGGCTATAATTCAACAGTCTGGTAATCCTAATCTAACTCCTCAGGACGTTGCCCAGATCAAATGCGATCTGATGGAGCGTGAGATTGACTACCATTTAGAATTAACTCGTTATCCAAAAGAGTGTCGCTTAGCCATAGCTGACCGGGTTATTTTAGGTACTGGTATAATGAAGGGGCCAATCAATTGTGGCCAGCTAAAAAAGATCTACACAAAACAAAGAACATCAGATGGCAAGGTTATTCGCATACCTAGCTATACTGTAGAGACTACTCCGCTAATCTATAGAATCAATCCTTGGTATTTTTTCCCTGATGATAGTGTAACTGATATAGCTAAAGCTGAGGATGCTATTGAAGTTCACCCAATGTCTAAGGCAGAATTAGCAGAGCTAGTAAATCATCCGGGCTATAATCCAGAAGAGATTGCAGCCTGTTTGGGAGAAGAGCCTCGCCAGTACACAAACTCTCCCTTCAACGATCCTGCCTATTTAACGCAGGGAATTAATCTACTAAAGAACAAGTACCTAGTCCTAGAATACCACGGTCCTATTAAGAAGGAAGATTTGGATATACTGGGAATAGAATCCAATTCTCCACTAGATGAAGTCTACGGAGAAATCTGGGTTTGTAACAGCCGCGTCATTCGCCTACAATTAGAAACTCTAGAGGGGTGCAATAAGCTCCCCTATGTAGCTAGTGTGTGGGAGCCAGATCCAGCTATGATCTTTGGATTTGGTATTCCAATGCTTGCGCGCGATCAGCAGCGTGTAGTAAACGAATCGTACAAGATGATCTTGGATAATGCTGGAGTATCAGCAGGACCTCAGGTTATCGTGGATACAACTATAATTAAGCCAGCCACTGGAGGAATGGAATGTACTCCGTGGAAGGTATGGTTAGCAAATGAGTACGGGGCTGACGTAACCAAAGCGATTCAGTTCTTTACTCCTCCTAATTCATTCGAGGAATTATCTGCGCTACTAACTCTAGCTAGAGGATTTGCAGATGAAGAATCTAGCATAAATCTATTTATGGCAAATGCTGGAACTCCAGCGGGAGCCATGGATAGTGCTACTGGAATGGCATTGCAGAATGAGAATGCAATGACTCCAATCTTCTATAAGTCAGAGCAGTGGGATGATGAAGTTACTCATCCTCTAATAGACTTTATGTACGATTGGGAAATGCAGTACAATCCTAAGGATGAGATTAAGGGAACATTTGATATTGATGTTCGCAGCACCACAGCTCTTCTCAAGGGATTGATGGATCAGCAGAAGCTTGATCGTCTATTCCAAGAGATTGCTCAGGGCAGCCCCGTTGGTGAGTGGGTCAATCTAGATGAGCTAGTTGAGGCCCGCTTGGCTATTATGAAACTTCCATTTGCTAATATAGTAAAGAATCCACAGGAGGTACAGCAGGCTCGTGCTCAGAAGCCGCCTCCGCCCCCAGATCCAAATATGCTCAAAGCGCAGGCAATGCTACAACAGAACCAGCTTGATGGCCAGCGCATTGCTCTGGATGCTAATAAGCTACAGTGGGAGCAGCAGAAACATTCAGCAGATCTTCAAATGCAAGCCAGCATTCAGGCAGATACTAACTCTGCGAAGATTCATCAGCACGAGCTTGATGTTCAGAAGGCAGCTATCCAAGCTAAGAGCGCAATGATGAATGCTAATAATCAAGCAAGCGCTTCTCAGGGCCAGATTAATAGTAACTTACAGTCTACTATAATGGCTAACCAGACTAAGAAGCAAATAGCTGGGCTTAAGCACGTAGAGAGTCAGAATAAACTTATAGTTGAGCAGCAAAAGATTGCAGCTCAGCAACGAACAGCACAAGCTAAACAAGACCAGGAACTTCGGCAGATAAGATCCAATGCACTTCCTCGTCAAGAGAAATACGTAAATAGAAATCTAACCGAACATAATCCCAAACCAGTTAAATAATAATGGATAACTCGTTAGTAACATTTAGATCCGGAGATTGGAATTACGTAGTACAGATTTGTGAGGAGGCTTTAAAAATGCAAAGGTCTTTGCTAGAGAACCCAAATACCTCCTACAAAGAAAAGCTAATAGCTATAGGACATATAGCTAATGCTAAGAAGATATTAAACCTGCCGTCTATCGCACCGCAAAATAAAGGATAATTCGTGGACCCCGAAACTCAAGTAGCAACGCCGGACTCAATTCCCGCTAATCATATTGACATTGATTCACAAGAAACACAGAAGCTATTAGACGATGCTTTTAACTCTGCCAGAGGTAAGGATGCTCCTTCAGTAGGAGTAGTATCAGAACCAAAGGAACCAGTAAAAGAAGCTCCTCAAGCAGCTACTAATGCAAGTACAGATGAGGATAGTGGAGCTAAGCAGGCCACCACTACACAAGCTAAAGCAGAAGATAAATCCCCAGATACTGGAACTACAGAAAGCAAGCAAGAACTTGTAGGTATTCCTGATTGGGCAAAAGATCTTCCACGAGAGGTCCAAGAGAAAGTTTTAAGTATTGCGCAGGAAGCACAATACCATCAGCAGCGCTGGCGTTCCGATATTGGTCGCCAAAGTGCTCTGCAAAACAAACTAACCGAAGCTAGGCGAGAGCTAGCTAGGTTAAGCTCTCAAGTAAGACAGCCGCAAGAAGATAGTGATCTTGCCGCAGCAACAAAAGGAGACCACTCCAAATCTTTGGAGGAATGGAATCAAATAATTGAAGCCGATCCAAATTTAGCAAAGGCCATAGATCTCCGTATTAAGGCAGAAGTAAGTCAAGCCAAGACCGAGATTGCACGGCAAGTAGATGCAAATATTGATCCGCTATATCGGCACCATGAACAGGCTTTTGTAGAAGAGCAAAATCGTATTCTACATGAGGTAGTACCTAACGTAGACCAAGTATTGCAAAGTCCAGTGTACAATTTCTGGATTAACAATAGGGCAGCTCCGGGTATTCGCCAACTAGCAACTACTTCAACAGATGCTTCTGATGCTATCAATGTGCTACGTATGTACGCACAGGAAGCTCCAAGTATCTTCAATGAAATGGTATCTAATGGTATGCTCCCAGCTCCACAGGTTTTACAGCAGAATCCATCTCAGACAGCCCAGCCTGCTCATCAGCAGACAGTATCTAATGATACGTCTGTAGCTGACAAAGTGGCTAAGAATCGTGAACAGAAAGTTCACGCGGCACCTGTAGTTCCAACTGCTCCCGTAACAGCACC